AAACCGATCTTTCGGGCTGCCTCTGCTGCCTTGCTTTGCATCTCCATCACATACTGGTCAGTCTGAAGCCCGAACTTGGTTAGTTCCGCTTCGCGTTGAAGTGCCCGGCTGCGAAGGTCTGCTTCGTATGCAATATCCTGATTCTGAAGCTCAAAGATCCCAGCCGTTTCAGCCAGAACTGCAATCGGGCTTCCCTCGGTCAACACTCCGGCTTTTGCATAGGCGGCCCGCTGCGCGGCGATCATGCGCTGCTGCTCAAGGCGCGCCCGGCGCTGCTGTTCGTTCGCCGTCTGCTCAATTTGCCCGGCCTGCTGCTTAATGACTTCAGCCTGTTGCCCCTGCAGTTCAAGCGCCCTCTGGTTGATTTCGTTCTGACGGCCTGCAAGCGCGGCATTGATTTCAGCCTGTTGACGCTGAATGGCGGCGTTGTACTCCGCGATCTTGCGGGCGTTGTCGGCCTGCTGCTGTTGGCCGTAGGCTGAAACGCCAGCGGATGCTGCCGCCGCGATGATCGCAATAATAGCAACGGTTTCTGATCCCATTTTAAAGCTTGGTTACGAGGTGCTTCATTCCATCTTCAGCAAAAGTGAATCCGTTTTTTTCAAACGCTTTGGCCAAAGACATTTGCCTGCAATAAGTCAACATCGTGTGGTAGCCATTTTGAGAAGCGCACAACCGAGCCGCGGCGGTCAAATGCTCAATTGCACGCACCACGTCACGCGGTGGCGTCGCTGGGTTGCCAACCACGAACTCAAGCATTGAAACACCACATGAGTTGTCCATGTAAACCCACCCTGCAAGGCATGGCTCTCCGTTCCGTTCAACCATGATCCCGAGCTTTGGAATCATCGCTAAAGGTAACGGCTCAGGCCATCCGTGTTCTGTCCACCATTCCGAAACAACAGGGTAATCGGTTTCGATGTCCACCATCCGCACAGACAGAATCGCACGCCCGGCCGGTGTCGGTTTTGCGTCAGTCTCCATAAACGTCAAACTTCGACACAACCGCCAGCAAAGTAAAGGGCATGGGCTGCCGTTGCCGGATAGCTACCGTCCCTTTGGTTTCGTAAGGCCGGGACAGCATCAACTGCTTGTCACCGGTGAACGGAGGCGGGCTTTCGTCCATAAGGTCTGAGGTTGAACGGAAATCCAGCACGTCCCACACACCGGGCTCCACTTCCACCTCGCCCCCGAGGCTTTTGTAAATCCGCAGCGTAAGCCGGTGAACCTTGAACTGCCGCCCCTGTGCGGATCCGTCCTGAAGGTTTCCCGGGTCGAGAGGCATGGTGCGAATCTCGGACGTGTAGGGCAGCCCAACCACCACGTCAGAAGCTGGAATGTCCAGCGTCAGCGTTGTTCCTGCAAGCACCTTGCCCTGAACCGGCGAGCCGTCTGCAAGCACGTCCACCGTCTTCCCGGTCAGGTGTGGAATGACAAACGTGGTGGCCGGAGCGCCAGAAAACCGGATGGCTGAATCCAAGTAAACCCACTCGGTCTTCACCTCAGACTCGAGGTCTTCCCTGTAGCCCGGGTCAAAACGCTCAACGTAGCGGACGGTGGATCCGTTCACGGTTCGATTCACGGCCACCCACACTTCATCGCCCGCCGGGCCGTAGATACACGCGACGGATTCATAAGTGCCCTGCGTAGTGTGCCGGTGCCACCCCACCACGTTCTGGCTGCGTTCGTAGGTCATCCCGGCCAGAGTGCCGTTACCGGTCACCACCCACACAATCGCATCCGGCTGTTGTTGGAATGCCGTCTGAATGATGGTGCCTTCTGTGACGTGGTCGGCCAGAAGCGTCAGGTCGGGCGATACGTAGCGATCAGACTCAAACTGGTAGACGAACTCCCGAATCTTTCGCCCCTGGCGCTGCACGAAAAGCGTAACCTCATTCGCCAGAACCGCGGACTCGTACTTGCTGCCAAAATGCGACTGCGGCCGCACGTTGACATTGGAGGGCGTCAGCGGCGACTCGTTGCTTCCTTGGACCACATACTCATACCCAGATGTGCCGACGAAAAGTGCCTGCTGGGAAATCATCCAGTTGATTGGATTCGTCTCGATGCTGGCGATACCGAACTCAAAGGACTCGTCATCATTCACCCCGAGTCGGAAATTCTCAAAGTCGTTGATGGCGCTTCCCCAAATCGTCTGCGCGTTGTTCGCCGTGCCGCCAAACACAAGCCTCTGCTCGTGCATGACCACCGTCCTCGGGTGTCCCCTGCGGTCTGACCACGCGCCTTCCGCCCAGAAGGTTGTCGCGGTGGCGGCAAACAGATCCTTCACCACGGTTCCAGTGACCACCGTGGAGCTTGTGAACCCGGTGATTTTGACAACCCCGTAAACCGTTGGATCCGTGGCTTCGATGTATGCAACATCAGCGGTGGTGCCTACCGTCCGGTTTGAAACAGTGACACGAAGGCTACACTCCTGCGTTTCGTAACCGGTCGTGGAAATGTTTCTGTCAGAGTTTCCAGCGTAAGACCGAATCGTTTCCCACACCGCCGACCCAAGCTGCTGCCTTTCAACGGCGACCGTTGCTGTCCATGTTTTATAAGTGTTAAACGCCCAGTTGCCGATGACGCGAATCGGGGCGCTGCTGCCATTTGTGGCAAACGTTTTGATTTCCGAAGTCGAGCTGCGCTTGTGAGCTACCACGAAATATCCCCCGACGTTTTCAGCCGCAAAGATTGGGGCACTGGCGGTCAGCGTGACCGTCCCGGTGGTCCCGCTCGGGGTGATTGTGGTGGCTGAAATGTTCTGCGGCAGAGCCGCCGGGAACGTCCACTGCACTTCCGCAAGCGTCCAGTTGGTGTCCGACAACCGGCTCAACTTGTGAACCGGGTGCAGTGGGTGCACGATGTACATCACGTCATTGATCTGCACCCACTGGATATCAAAAAGCTCAGCCTCAAGGTAAGGGCTGGCCACCTCATAGGGCAGCCCCGCGGACTGCACCTGCACGCCGTTTGAGAAGAACCTGACGTACTGGTCCCCGAACTCCAAAACGAAGTTGGTGGTGGTACTGAAGTTGAACCCGATCAAGCGGCATTTCTTGTTGGCATTTTTTGCCGCTGCGATGAACACGGACCCCGGGCGCCGGTTCACCCCGCCGTAAGGCATCAGCGTGAAGTTCTCGAGTGTCCGGCACCCGGATCCGTACTTGTCGAGATCCGGCCGACTCTCAAGCCGTGCGCTCAGTTCCCCGGCGTTAAATGAGGAAGTGAGTTGGGAAATCATACGATATCAGACACAAACCGCCTGCGGACTAGATCCGACTCAACCCAAGGCAGCTTACGCTTTCCTCTGGCTTCCGCTGCGTCCTTCTGCATTGCAAGCTGACCAATCTGAGCATTGAAATCGCTCAGGTATTCCAGCCCCTGCTGGCGGCTCCCAGTCAACGGCTGGCAGATCTTGGAAGCCAACCTGGTTGCCAGCGCCTCCACGAAAATTGGATCGAACTGGGAAGAATCCAGAACCTGCGACGTGTAACGGATCTGCGCGGAATCCGCGTCGGTCAAAAGCACCTTCCCCTCAATCTCGAACAGGCCGCGCTGTTCGTGGGACTCCCACGCGTTCAACTGCCGAACCATCAGGCAGTCGATGGGAAGCTGGTATTGGTATCCCCAGCCAAACTCCGGGGCGGTGGCCAGAGCCGTAAGGGTGGCCCGCTTGGAGGCGAAATTCCAATCGTGCGCCCGGAGGACTTCGTCCCGGGTTTGATCAAAGAAAAGCTTCAGGTATCGCGCGGGCTGTGATGCGTCATCAAAGGACGCCACCCGAATGGAACCGATTTTTGCAAGGGCCAGATTTCCGATGGTGATTGAGTCGGTTGCCATGGGTTGAAGCGTTTGAAAACTCTGCAAAAAGAAGGGCGGCCCGCCCGGTTTTCATCAGACGGGCCGCCCTGAATCAGTCGCGCCGCTTACGGCATGATGTACGCAATCCAGAAGGTAATCTTCTGGCCTGCGGTAATCGTACCAGACGTGAGCGCCAACGTCGCCAGGATTGTCTCGTTCCCAGCTTCGATTTCGTAGGGCGTCAACGCAATCGCATTGGTGGGCGTGACCGCTACGGTCCCCGCCGACGTCACTGCCACCGAGGTGGAGGAGTACCGGTTTGCGGATCCAGCGTCCCCAAGGGAAGCCAGCGCCGTGCCAGTGCCACCCATGGCGGCGTAAGCATACCGGCAGTCGTGCGGGACCACCACGGCGCCCACGGGCAACTTGCAAATTGCAATGGTGTCCGCGGCCGCTTCCGTTCCGGTGGCGGTGTAGGTCGCCCGGAGGACTTTGACGTCCCCAAATGCAACCGAGTTCTTGAGCCGTGCGCGAAGCTCGGCCGTGTTCTGAGTGTTGAACGTGTCTGCGTTAAACTGAGGCATGATCGGTGTTTTCTAATGGTTGAGGTTTACCGGCTCCGCTTAGGACTCCAGGCAGGAGATTTCGACCACCTTCTTCTCCTCAAGCCGGACGGCTCCGAGGCGGGCCACGCTGCGAACCTGCAACGCATGGTTGCGATCCGGGCGGATGTCCATCATGACTTTGTGCCCGGCATCGCTCAGAACCAAGCCGCTCTTCGCGTAAGCAAAAATCCGGCGGGTTGTCGAAGCCTTGGGCAACCGCTGCGAACGGACCCAGGTGAAGCCCATGAACTTGGTGATGGTGCCATCAACCAAAGCGCGGACGTTGTTGAAATCAGAAGACTTCACTTCGTTCACGTTGTTCAGAAGGTCGTCAAGCTGGGCCTGCGTGTAAACCATGATCAACTCTTCTTCCTCGTCCACGTCATTCTTTCCGAACAGAGACTTGGCCGCGATGATTTTGCCAAGGGTCAAACCGGTGCCGCCGATGGCGACCTTCTGGGAGGCCGG